CTCGGAGTTTGTATTCTGTCTTCAGTCTGTTCAGATTTGACTAAGCTCTGATCAGCCAGAATCTGTGATCGGAAAGTGATGATTGAAGAAAAATATAAGTATAATAAGCCAGGCTCCAATGAGGGTTTGGATGACACATCTGGGAGCTCGGTGGGGTCTGATCAGCATTCAGGGTCTGGTATGGGCACGATTGGTTGGGAGGGGCAGTCTCCATTTCTTCCTGAGTATGAGGCAACTGCTAATTGGGACGAACTAATGAAAATCAAGAGGGCTATAACAGAGTTCTTGAAAGGCGAAGATGCTACCAAGTACAGTGATATCCCAATTGAAGATATGAGAGGTAAGGGGGAGAGAGTGATTGATTACGACCCGGCGGTTAAGCCAGATGCAGCAGAATTACCACACCGTGAGCCCAGCACACTAATACCGCTACCCGATCGTGTGGTACATTACTCATTGGGGGGAGACGAATACGGGGCTGAGGACGATAGGGGCTCCGCATTCGGACTGAAAGCAGTTCCAGCAGGTATCCGCCAAAAGCTTCACACACCAATGAGGAATGCGAGGGAATTCTGCAAGAAGATAATAGAGGAGGTTGGCATACTCAAGGAAGTACCCTTTGAGGTGGCTACGAAATCCATGATAGACGGGAAATTCTCTATCTACGATTCCATATATCAGAAACAGGCATCTGCCGTTGCTGAGGAACTCGCAATGGCTGAGATGAAACTAATAACTAGATCCGATGCAGACAAGGGGACTGGGATTTCCCACAACTCAATGTCTGAGGGAAACTTGACATACATCAACAGAGTCAGGTCAAAATGGATCATGAAGGACTCACTGCCTGAGTTTGACCTTACCATACTCGGACAGCTCTGTGATCAGCCGGTTGTATCAAAGATGAAAGCTGGCCAGCGGGTCACCTACTGTAATACCGTCGATACTCACTATCTCTGGTATGAGGGGTCTATGATAAGTCTATATTTTGATCTTAAAACTAAGACAATGTCTTGCGGGCCTTCAAGCGTGTCGAACCAAGTATACATAGAGATGGAAGTGTTCTACAATCTCGCCAGGATGCAGGAATGTGACGAATTGGCTTACGCTAATGACATGATCAACTTCGCAAGGTCAAATCACCTCACAGACAGGGGGCGGATGTTCAAGGTTGACGTGATGAGGTCAATGGAGACTCTCATGATACTGAGGAGCGATACAATAGGCACATCTGAGATTCACTGGCTCCCCATGATTCATCAACTAAGCAGTCACCTGGAAATATGGCTAGACCGGAAGCCATCGTTTGATGAGATTCTCTTATCCGTTGACACTGTGATGAACGGGACAGATTCTGGAAAGTTCCATCATGACTTACAGTGGTCATTGATGATAGCTCACAATGCGTCGGGCCTCGGTGCACAAGAGTTATCAAGTCTACACAAGGCATGCTTCTTCGCCTACGCGGATGAAGGCAAAGGAATCTCAAAATACATACGCAGAACTTGTACAGAGCGGTCTGTCACGAAAGAATCATCAAACAAGCTAGTGTATTCATTCAGGAGAAAATTCTGTGCAGGGTTCGGCAGGAGTCACGGGCGCTTGCCTCCACTCAATGCAAACCCGGATGTAAAGAATATACTGTTGGAGATGGTGTCTAGGAATGACTGGTCAGGTATGGAATCTTGGCCGCTACACAACTGGGAGTCCGTGGAGCTTTCTAAGGCAATAGATGGCGCAGTCCTTACCGATGCCCTTAGCTTCGCCAAGGACAAAGTGGCTTGTCTGGAAAACCCTGTGATGGATTCAGGCTGCACTATAAATGAGATAGAGGCGGTGCTTACCAGTATCAATAAGGACGAGGATTGTACTCTTCCCACTTTAGAGAGGACACACAGTCACCCGCGCGTCACAAAATACCTGACTTCTGAGAAAATGCTAAATTGCAAATTACCGAGCAAAGCTTCGCCGAAAGCAGGAGAGCAGAAGGCCGATCTCAGATTATTTGGCATAGGGACTGCAAAAAACAAGACAGGTGTCTCTATTATGGCTGAGAAGGATAAGAAGGTGCTCGGCTATCTGTCTGGTAACCTCATGACTCCTGGTTCTAAAGACAGACAGAAGATGCTCCACAATGCATCCCAGGAACTTATGAAGTCAACAGTAAAAGCTTACATGTGCGACTTTGAGGGTCACAACCAGAATATGCAGGAGGCGAATTGCGCAGGCGTAGCAGCCGAGTTCGCAAAAGTGCTTGGCGAGGAGACCGGAACTAATCATACAAGGCTCTTTGGTGCGATAGATGTCTTCTACGTTAGCGAATACGAAGATGAAGTGATACTGGTTCAGGGCCAGCACGGCGGGATAGAAGGTTGGGAAAATCCCTTTTGGACAACAATGAGTTCCGTCATTATTGACAGCGCCCGTGACGACAGCCCCCTGAAAATAGCGCTAGACTTAGTG